TTTATTCCTTTGAAGGGGAAGATCCTAGAAAAGTCTCGTGCTGCTGTTGAAAAGATTGGTAAGTAATTACATGAAGTAAGATACTTGACCTGCATATGCTAGTGATGGTGCAAATGCTACTGCACAAATAACTGTAGCGAATAGTGACATTGCTGTGAAGTATGTTTTCATGATTGACTAGGTATTTATTACTATGTATAATATAACACCTTTTCAATTTAAATGCGTGTGGTAATTACCATATAGATAAGGGGGATTGACAAATGTCAGTTCCCCTTTTATAATATGGAGGATCGTTATTTTTTTATGAGCGTAAGAATTGTAAGAACTAGAAATGGTGAAGACATTATTTGTGATCTCTATGAGGTAACAACTAAAGATAAACCAGAAACTGCTGTTGCATTTCAAATGAACCATCCATACAATGTATGGTTAGAAGGTGTTGATCAACCTAGACTCTTAGTTGAAACTGAAGGTCAGGAGGGAGTGCAGAAGATTACTGATCCAGAAATTTTCTTCAAACCATGGACACCTCTATCTTGTAAGAAACAAATTCTTATGAAGATGGAAGAGGTAGTAACAGCATACGAGACCTATCCAGAGGTCATTGACAAGTACAACAAATTAGTGGAGGCAGATGGAGGAGGAACTACAGCAACAAGTAGTGAAGTTGATACTTCTACAACAAAGGAATGAGTATCTAATCGGCACTATCACCGAACTTGATGAGGAGCCAAGTCTTCTTATTGAAAATTGTTATGAAGTAACTGATGAGGAAACTATTACACCGTTTCCTAAGTTCAGTTCACAGCGAGATATTTTCTTGACATCAGAGAATGTCTTGAGTATACTAGATGCTTCACCCAAACTTTTGGAAACGTATAAAAAGTTATGAGTTCTTTTTACACCAACATTCAACTTGCTGGTGATACGATCTTATACAGAGGGTATGAAAATGGGAATCCCGTACAGTATCGGGAATCCTTTTCTCCTACCCTCTATGTTTTGTCTAAGAATAAAGAGAAGTTTAAAACACTTGATGGTAAATATGTTTCTCCTGTTAAGTTCAGTGCTGCAAGAGAAGCAAGAGAGTTTATCAAAACATATGATGGTGTAGAAAACTTTGAAGTTCATGGTTATGAAAGATTCGTTTATCAATACATCAGGGAACAGTTTCCCACAGATGTAGATTACGATATCAACCAGATGAAAGTCTATGCACTTGATATTGAGGTGCAATGTGAGAACGGATTCCCGAATGTAGAAGAAGCAGCAGAAGAAATGTTATCTATCACTATAAAGGATATGATAACTAAAAAGTATTATAGTTGGACAACAAAAGAATTTGATGCACCAGAGGGGTTAACGTTAAACGTCTCATGGACAGAGCAAGAGATGCTCACAAATTTTTTAAAGTGGTGGGCAGAAAATACACCAGACATCTTGACAGGATGGAATGTTAACCTGTATGATATGCCATACATAGCTCGAAGAATTAATCGAGTGCTTGGTGAGAAGTGGATGAAATCCTTGTCACCTTGGAATCGTGCAAATGAGAGGGAGGTTTATGTCCAAGGAAGGAAAAATTATGCTTATGACATTTCTGGGGTTAACATCCTTGACTATCTTGATCTTTACCGTAAGTTTACTTATAGTAACCAAGAGTCCTATCGTTTAGACCACATTGCTTTTGTGGAACTAGGACAACGTAAGGTTGACCACAGTGAGTATGAAAATTTCAAAGACTTCTACACATCTGATTGGCAGAAGTTTATGGAATACAACATCCAAGACGTTGAGTTGATTGACAGACTAGAAGATAAGATGAAGTTGCTAGAGTTAGCAATCACCATGTCTTATGACGCAAAGGTTAACTTTGAAGATGTATACTCACAGGTTCGTATGTGGGATACAATGATCTATAACTATCTTACAGATAGAAATGTAGTTGTTCCTCCTAGACAGGCAGCAGCTAAAAAAGATGAAAAATACGCAGGTGCTTATGTCAAGGAACCGATACCAGGAAAGTATGATTGGGTTGTCTCTTTTGACCTCAACAGTCTGTATCCTCATCTTATTATGCAGTACAATATCAGTCCAGAGACCCTCTGGGAGACTAGACATCCCAGTGCGAGCGTTGAAAGGATCTTAAAACAAGAGATTGATTTCGATGGAAAGTTTGCTGTATGTGCTAATGGTGCACAATATCGTAAGGACATTCATGGTTTCCTTCCAGAGATGATGCAGAAGATCTATGATGAACGCACGATATATAAAAAGAAGATGTTAATAGCAAAGCAAGAGAATGAAACAAAATCATCCGATAGACTCTCAAAAGATATTGCTAAATTTAATAACATCCAAATGGCAAGAAAGATCCAACTTAACTCTGCCTACGGTGCTATCGGCAACCAATACTTCAGATACTACAATCTTGCGAACGCTGAAGCGATCACGCTCTCAGGACAGGTAAGTATTCGTTGGATTGAACAACGGATGAATGAGTATCTAAATAAACTACTTAAAACAACGGAGGAGGATTATGTCATTGCAAGTGATACTGATAGCATATATCTTAATCTCGGTCCTTTGGTTCAAAGTGTATACAAAGGGAGAGAAGCGAATGCTGAGAGCATCGTTACGTTCATTGATAAGATCTGTAAGTTGGAACTTGAGAAATATATTGAAAGTTCTTACCAAGCGTTGGCCGACTATGTAGGAGCGTATGATCAAAAGATGGTCATGAAGCGAGAGAACATCGCTAACAAGGGTATCTGGACTGCGAAGAAACGTTATATTCTTAATGTATGGGATAGTGAAGGTGTTAGGTATACTAAACCTAAACTTAAGGTTATGGGTATTGAGTGTGTTAAATCTTCAACACCTGCTGCCTGTAGAAACTCAATCAGAGATTGTCTTACAGTCATTATGAATGAGGATGAAGAAGCAGCACAAGAGTTTGTATCTAATTTCAAAACTCACTTTGAAGAATTACCAATCGAAGATATCTCATTTCCTAGAGGTTGCAATAATCTAAATAAATGGTCTAACCCATCGAGTGTTTATAGTAAAGGCACACCCATTCATGTGCGTGGTGCACTGCTGTACAACTTTCATAACAAGAAAAATAAATTGACACATAAGTATCCTCTAATTCAAGACGGTGAAAAGATTAAATTTGTTTATCTAAAGACTCCTAACAAAATTGGTGAAAACGTGATTAGTTACTTAAATACATTTCCAAACGAATTTGGACTTGACAAACATGTGGACTATGAACTACAATTTAACAAGAGCTTCCTTGATCCAATTAAGGTCATCATGGATGTTATTGGGTGGCAACCCGAAAAAGTAGCATCTCTGGAGTTTTTATTTGGATGAAAAAAGCAATTTACCTTGTAGAGTATCAGAAAGCATTTGGTGCAGGCGAACATGCCAGATCTAAAACCTTTAATGATATCAAGGAAGCACAGTGGTTTGAACGTGCAATGAAACGTTCTAATTTTATTACTAAATTATTGACAGTTACAGAATGAGTTTTCTAAAAGACATAGTAAAGGAGATCGACAATGAATACGCAACTCTCGTTTCTGATGGAGTGGCAGCTGGTGACACAAGCGGTTACATTGACACTGGTTCTTATGTGTTTAACGCTCTCGTTAGTGGATCAATCTATGGTGGAGTCCCTGGAAACAAGATCACTGCTATTGCAGGTGAAAGCAGTACTGGTAAGACTTTCTTTTGCCTTGGCATTGTTCAACATTTCCTTGAGAGTAATCCAGATGCTGGCGTAATCTATTTTGAATCTGAATCTGCTATTAGCAAACAGATGATTGAGGATAGAGGTATTGATTCTAATAGAATGATGATTGTGCCTGTTACTACAGTACAACAATTTAGAACTCAAGCAATTAAAATTCTTGATAAATATACAGAGTTAGATGATAAGAAACCTATGATGTTCGTTCTGGACTCATTAGGTATGCTCTCTACCAGTAAGGAAATAGAAGACTCTGAAGCAGGTAAAGAGACTCGTGACATGACTCGTGCACAAGTTGTCAAATCTATCTTCCGTGTGCTAACCTTAAAGTTAGGGAAAGCAAGAGTTCCCTTACTTGTTACCAATCATACTTATGATGTGGTAGGTGCATACATTCCAACTAAAGAAATGGGAGGCGGTAGTGGACTCAAATACGCTGCATCAACAATTGTATATCTATCAAAGAAGAAGGAAAAAGATGGTAAGGAAGTTGTTGGAAATATTATCAAATGTAAAACCCAGAAGTCCAGACTAACGAAGGAGAACTCAAGTGTCGAGACTCGATTATTTTTTGACCGTGGACTTGATAGGTACTACGGACTACTGGAGTTGGGTGAGAAGTATGGAGTTTTTGAACGTAAGGGAAACCGTATTGTTGTTGGGGAGTCTAGCGTCTATCCTTCTGCTATTCTCAAGGATCCTGACAAATACTTCACAACAGAAGTAATGAATAAATTAGACGAAGCTGCTGCCAAGGAGTTTCGCTATGGCAACTAATCTAAAAGATTATATCAAGGTGTATGATCAAATGTTTGAAAAAACATTTTGTGATTCTGTAATTGAAGCGTACAACAATACAGATAAAACTGTTATTGATCGTGAGCAAAGACCTTCATTTACTGAGGTAAATATATCACAGAGGTATCTTGATAAAGATCCTCTTTGGATGAGTATACAAAAAACAATACAAGATGTATTTGTTGATTGTATCCAGTTGTATATGAACTCCTTACAGGTTGAGGTTGACTTTCCTTCAAGGTATTCGTTTGAAGAATACCGAGTAAAGTATTATAATAATAACGGTCATGATCAATTCAAAGATCACGTTGATGTAGGAGACTACAATTCTGCTCGCAGATTTTTAGTTTTATTCCTATACTTAAACAATGTCTCAGTAGGTGGAGAAACATTTTTTCCTAGATTAGGAGAAGCGATTGCTCCTCAAACAGGTAGAGTTCTTATGTTTCCTTCCACATGGCAATACCGTCATGCAGGTCTACCTCCTGAGTCAGACAACAAGTATATCGTTGGAACTTATTTACACTACCTATGAATTTAGAAGTCACAATTCTAAGCAATCTTCTCTATAATGAGAAGTATACACGGAAGGTTCTTCCTTTCTTGAAGGTAGATTATTTTACTGACAGATCTCATAAGGTTATCTTTCTAGAAATCCATGAGTATGTAACTCAGTATGATGCACTACCATCTTTAAATGCCCTTGGTATTGAATGTCAAGAAAGAAGTGATCTATCCGAAGATCAATTTAAAGAAACAGTTGAGGTTTTAAATGTCCTTTCCAATGATCCCTCGGAATACGATTGGCTCGTGGATACTACAGAAAAGTGGTGTCAAGAGCGTGCGATCTACCTATCGCTTATGGAATCTGTTAAGATTGCTGACGGACAGGATTCCAAGAAAGATAAAGGTGCTATTCCTTCGATTCTTTCGGAAGCGTTAGGAGTATCTTTCGATCAGTCTGTTGGTCATGATTACATGTCAGATGCAGAAGAAAGGTATGAGTTCTATCATCAAAAAGAAGAGAAGATTCCGTTCGATTTGGAATTCTTCAACAAGAT